AGAACGATAAAATTAAATGTCTAAAAAAAAGAAGTTTAAAGAAACTAAAGTAGGTGCTTTTTTAACTGAAAGAGCACCTCAAGTTCTTTCACAAGTAGGTGAATTTTTACCAGACCAAGGCGCACTTGGCGTAGTAAAAAATATTATAACAAGTGATAATACAATTGAACCTAAAGATAAAGAAACAGCTTTAAAGTTACTAGAACAAGATATTCAAGAAATGAAAGACGTGTCGGCTAGATGGCAAAGTGATATGAAATCAGATTCTTGGCTAAGTAAAAACACAAGACCTTTAACGTTAATATATTTAACATTAGCATCTACTATATTAATTATAATAGATTCATTTCATATGATGTTTGACGTAGACACAGCTTGGGTTGAATTATTAAAAACATTATTAATAACAGTATATGTAGCGTACTTTGGAAGCAGAGGCGCGGAAAAAGTATTCATAAATAAAAAATAAAAAATGGCAAGTACAAGTATACAGGGTAATTGGGCAGCACAAGCTAGAGTATTCGCACACGATGCTTTCTTTGTAGCTGTTGACTCAGTAAGTAAAATAGAAATAAACGATGGTGGAACAGGTCATGCTTTAGGTGATATTGTAACTATACAAATTTCAGCTGGACCACCAGCTATAACTTTCAAAGTACAAGTTACTGAAATAAATGATGCTACAGGTGAAGCTACTGGTGTTATATTGATAGCACAAACTAGTACAGATGCTAAACAACCTTATGGTAAGTCTGCTGTTATAGGTAACAACTATAATCAATCAGCAACTACTGGAGCTGGTGTAGGCATGATAATAACAGTACTAGAAACTAATTTAGTTAACACTGATAATAGAGGAGCAAGTATTTATACTAGTGTAGATTTAACAGCACTTGAAGTTGTTATGGAATCTGACAGAAAACTAGATGGAGGTAGCAGTTATACAACTAATTTTTTAGGTGTTAAAGCAGGATCATTTTTACCAATACTTGTAAAAAAAGTAGTATCATGGACTAGCGCCGCTGGTACAGATACTGATGGTGAACTTATAGCTATGTACTAATGCCTAAGATATTAGGTAATCAAATACCCCTACCTTGGTTTGAGATTAAAGGAGGTGGGACTCCACCACCAGCTGTAGAGTTTTTTATTATACCAGAAGACAACGTTACATATCCATACATAGCTCAAGAAGTTGGGTTAACAGATTTAATGAAACGAGAATCAGCACCATAATATGGCTAATATAAAATTTTCACAATTTGACGGTACGGCTAATGCTACACCTGCCGGAGCTTTTGTACCTACAAGAGCTAATACATATATAGTAGGTTATGATTTATCTGGTGGTAATGATAACATTAGATTACTAACTACAGATTTAGAAACTAGTTTAATTAATTGGCCTGATTATTCTATAGATACTAATTATGTCGGTCCTAGTCCTATAGCTAATCCTGTTGTTACGTTAGACAAAACAACAACATATGGAGCTGCTAGTTCTTTTGTACAGTTTGTAGGTAAAAATGGAAGTGTAGTTAGTTCAGACGCTACTGATAGAGTTAACATTGACTCAGGCGAGTATAGTTATGCAGTTAATGGAACTGATACGTTAAGACTTACTAAAACTGGTGGTGCAGCCGCTGGTCCATACGATATTCAAGTAGTAGGTGTTGATATAGGAGTAAGCAGCACAGGAGGGACTAATTTAACTTTAACGAATAATGGTGTAACTAGTTTAGCAGCAACAACACCTATAAATGTTAGTGCTGCGACTGGATCTGTAACTATAAGCTCTGACGCGTATACAGGTGCCGCTAATGTAGGTTATGTACCTACAGGTGGTAGTGCTACAACATTTTTAAGAGGTGACGCAACTTGGGTTACTCCTACAGATACTAACACTACTTATCAACTTCTAACAAATACAGGACCTAATCCTACTCTACAATTAAGAGATACACCACTAACAAGTCCTACAGAAGTACAGTTAGTAGGTGGAGCTGGAATAAGTGTTACTGGTGCAAGTGGGACACCTCCTACAGCAACTATTGTTAATACAGGATCATTCACAACTCAATCAACTACTGGTACAATATCTATATCAGGTTCTCCAACTTCTACAGGTGGCACGTTAAACGTAGATCAAGCTTCAGGTATTGTAACACCTGGTAGTTTTACTGCTGCTGATATAACTGTGGATACTTATGGTAGAGTAACAGCTGCTGCTAATGGTAATATTGGAGTTAGTCAAATAATTGCAGGTACAAACGTAACTATTAGCCCAGCTGGTGGTACAGGTGCTGTAACTGTTAACGCTTCAGGTGGTGGTGGTAGTTCTAATGGAGCTATATTAGCAACTAATATATACCATAATGATAGTGCAAGTGCTAACTTACCTGCTGCTTTTTCGTTTGGTACTGCTACAACATTTAATCAAGTTTCATATACAACTAGTGTAGGAGCAGCTGTGCAGAATGTAGGTATAACAGTTAATAGACCAGCTAGTGGTTTTGTTAGAATACTGGTTCAATGTTATATACTTTCAGGATCATCCGGTGGTAATGTTTATTTAGGACTTCACAACACTGCTCTTAGCCCTGTGGCTGGTTCAGTTATGCAATACGGTTGGTTAAATCCTGGACATTCTTCTGATTTTACAGGACAAATAACTGAGATAAACGCGTATTGGGATATAGATGGAAGAGATCTTTTAGATGGAGCAGAAGAACCTGCACCAGTTCCAATAGGATCACCTGCTACTATTTATCTAAAAGGTACAGCTACTAATGGTAGTACAGATATGTTATTTTCAAATAGAAATACAACTGCAGTTGGCGCTGGTAATGTTCAAGCTGGATGGAACGGTGGATTAAACTTACCAACTAATACATCAGATGTTGGTGGACCTTGTATAATAACTGCTTACGCTTTAGATAATACAACAAGAACTGTTAACCCTGGTTTAATACCTTAATCATGGCTCCAGAATTAGGTATACCATATACTATACCATATAATAGAAATGATGGTACGCAAAGGCACGGTGGTGCAGTTTTTCCATTAGATACTTATGATGCAGTATCAGCGTATTCTACTAGATTAATTAGTAGCACATACTCAGGTAATTGCATAAAAATTAGAAGAAGTGGTGATAATGCTATTACTGACATAGGTTTTGATGCTGATGGAGTATTGGATATAAACGCAATAAATACATTTGTAGGTAGTGGTAGTGCTTTTGTACAAACATGGTATGATCAATCTGGTAATGGAAATGATTTAATAGCTATTTCAACTGCTACTGAAGCATATATAAGAGATGGAGGATTACTTAACGACATAGTATACACTAAAAATCCTAGTAATAAATTATTTCCTGCATTATGGTTTTGGAATACTAGTGGATCATGTGCGCAATATAAAGGTGTTAATGGTACTGTAGATGCTGTAGTAGGTGATTCGAGGTATAATAGTATTCCTGCTACTGCAGATTTTGGAACTCCTAGTAATCCATGTCAATTTGTGATGGTATATCAACCATTTATTGATGGTACCGTAGTATCATTTTTTGGAAAGGTTGGATCTGGCAATGTATCTAATTATCATCCAATTGCTCAAACGACAGGAGGCGCTAGTGGTGAAATTTTTAGAGGATTTCAAATAGATGGTAGAGAAGATGCACCTTTAACTAATGATTCTTTTTTTAGAAATGTGCAAAGTAATAGTGCAGGTGGAAGTTTACCAGTAGTAACTAATAGAGCTAACGCATATACTTGGTATACAGATGGGTATTCTACTGCAAAAACACCTGAACCAGGTTTAATATACTCTGCTAAAAATATGATATGGAATCAAGGTACTCATAACAATTCCAATGCATACATAGAAGCTTTTGGTAGAGCAGGATCTAATTCATGGTGTTTAAAAGGTTTAGTGTCTGAAGTTTACTTTTTAAAAAATAATAGTGATACAGATTTATCAACTGATAATTTAATAAATTCATATTATAAAATGTTTTAATTATGTTAATTAATTTTAAAGGTTGGAAGTATAATACAGAGGTTGAATGCAATGAATCTATAACTCAATTAAATTCTTATTTTAATGTAATACCACCTATGGTTGCTGCTATATCAACTGAAGGAAATTATAATAGTGAAACATTTTATTATATACCTGAATCACCAGTTTTACCAATCTCGGAAGTATTAGGAGAACCAAGTGATATTACTATAGAAGAACAAAATATATAAATTAATAATTAAATTTAATCAAATGAAAATTAAAGAAGAACAATTAAAAACAATTCAAGATCAACAAGATAAAATAAATCAAATATTAAATAGAGTTGGATATCTTGAAAGTCAAAAGCACGGGTTGCTACATGAACTCGCTGCTGTAAATAAAGAAGTAGAAGAATTTAAAGCTGTGTTAGAAGAAGAGTATGGTGCTGTAAATATTAGCATTGCAGACGGTACTTATACTGAAATAGAGCAAGAAGAAGAAACTCCAGTAGCCGCTGTATAATGTCCAATATAAGAAAAATTAGTATAGGTTCTGACTATAAGAATGACGCTATGCATTATTCTGTAGGTCAAGAAGTTTATGGTGGTCATAAAATATGCGACATTATTAGCGAAGACAAAGATGGTGAATACTTAATATATATAACTAAAAATAATGAAGTATTACCTTGGAAAAAGTTTAATCGCAATATGGCAATAGCTGTTGAGTACGATTTACAGTATTAATGAAAAGTGTATATAACTTTATTGTTAAACCATTACGCGCGCGATATGATAATATACGACAAGTTGATGATAAGCAACTTATTATTAATACTAGTATTGAAGATCATAGTTTTGTTAGCAAAAAAGCTGTTGTCGTAGAAGTACCACTAACATTAAATACTTCAATTAAAAAAGGAGATACAGTATACGTTCATCATAATATATTTAGAAGATGGTATGATCAAAAAGGTAGAGAACGCAATAGCTCTACATATTTTAAAGATGATTTATATTTTTGTTCACCAGGTCAAATATATGCTTACAAGCGTAATGATGAAATAATATGTAATTGGAAATATTGTTTTGTATCTCCTATACGTAATATAAACGCTTTAATAACAAGTAAAGAGCGTGAGCACTTTGGTATATTAAAATATTCTAATAATCTCTTAGAAGCCGCCGGATTAAAACCTGGAGAGCTTGTGGTGTTTACACCTAACTCAGAGTTTGAATTTATTATAGAAGGCCAAAGACTTTATTGTATGAAATCTAATGATATAGCTTTAACTCATGAATACGAAGGACACGAGAAAGAATATAATCCGAGCTGGGCGCAAAGCGGTTGATGAATTAATTAAAGTAGCTGAAGAAAAAATTATTACACATACTGAAGATGATGTATCAGCTGACAGATTAAAAAATGCAGCAGCTACAAAGAAGCTTTGTATAATGGATGCTTTTGAAATACTACAACGTATTGAAGAGGAAGAAGCTATATTAAATGGTGAAACAAAAGAAACTAAGAAAGAAGAAAGAAGCTTTAAAGGTTTTGCTGAAGGGAGGAGTAAGTGAGTTACAAGCAAACACTTTGGTCTGAACTAAAAGACTATATAAATCCTAAAATACTTAAAAAAAATAATAGGTATAAAAAATGGGAGTATGGTTATAATGCTGAATACGATTTTGTTTGTATAAGTAAAACAGGTAAAATTGAACAGATCATTGAAATACAAAACTTACGCATTGCTTTACCAGAAACAAATGAACCATATAAACGAAGCGAAGATAAAACGAAACAATACTGGGAAAGATTTGAATACCCAAAAGAACTACAAAGAATAAAAAGTAGGTTTGATTGGGAAGAATATCCAGTTGATTTTAAAGAAAAGTGGTACGATTATATAGATGAAGAATTTAAACGTCGAGAAGAAGGTTTTCATTTCTACAATAATGGCAACCCTGTATATATTACTGGTACTCATTACATGTACTTGCAGTGGTCCAAGATCGATGTCGGAGCACCAGAATATAGAGAAGCAAACAGATTATTTTTCATCTTCTGGGAAGCCTGCAAAGCGGATAACAGGTGTTACGGTATGTGTTATCTTAAAAATAGAAGGAGTGGTTTTTCGTTCATGCATCTGCAGAACTTGTCAACTTGGCCACGATTAGTTCCGACTCGAGGTTTGGAATCTTATCTAAAAGTGGTGCAGACGCTAAGAAAATGTTCACAGACAAAGTCGTACCCATT